TAGCCAGCACCGAGAGTGCCAGCCATTGTGATCGTGCCTGAACTGGTGACGGGCCCGCCGCTGAAGGTCAGGCCAGTTGACCCCCCATCAACATCAATTGAGGTGACTGTGCCTGAGCCTCCTCCTGCTGCCCATGAAGGCACTCCCCCCGCTACTGTCAAAACATCATCAGTTGAACCGATGGAGAGCTTGCTCAACGTGTCGGTGGCGCTGGCATATAAAATATCGCCTGTTGTGTATGCGGTTTGGTTTGTTCCACCATAGCCTTCGGACAGCGTGCCAAAGAGTTCAACGGTCAAATCATCGGAAATATTGATCTGCGTTGAGAGTCCGGTTGCCCCGCCTGAAACCGTGATTGTGCCGCTGTCTGTGATTTCGCCACCAACAGGGTCCAATTCATCTGCGCCCAAACTGATTGAGGTGACGGTGCCCGATCCACCTCCACCTCCACCCGTTGCGGCAATTTCAAAATCACGGCCTGAACGGGTCACGGTGACATTAGTTCCCGCAGTGATTGTGCCAAACCCAAGCGCATTGCTGTTGCTTGTTAAGATGATGTTGTCAGAAGAGTCCCCGGCGGATGGCATTGAAAAAATTACATCTGCCGCAAGACTGTCAGGGGCCCGCAACCCGGCTGAATAACCTGTGCCGCCGGACCAATAGCCCAGCTTCAGTGTCCCGCCATTCCCTGATGATGTGTCAGCCGGTGAATTTTCCGGCTGGACCGTGAATCCATCGGCGCCGTACTGGTAAAAATATTGACGCGGGCGGGTGGCCCTCAAGGCCCAATTCAAAAGATCAAGGTCAGCGCCAAGTTCAGGGTATGGGTCACATTGCAACGCAGTCCTCAGATCAATATCAAAAGCCATTTCATTTGGCTGCGATAAATCTAGAGAGAACTTGTTTGCGTCCGGTGCGCCGGTTGTAATGTTTGAAACCGTTCTGAAAGTTAGGTTTTCCAGAAACCGTTTGACGCGTTGCGCTTCACCTGAATCAAGCAAGGTTGGTGTAGTGCCGGGGTTGAAGTTGCCTTTGAATAGGTATTGATTTGAACCCTCGGTGCCTTTTGTAACGGTTGGTTGTAAGTTGGTCGCCATTGATCAAATCGCCTTGGTCGTATATTCAATCAACTCCCAAACATACCCAGCACCATAAGCACGTTGCAAAACTGGCGGTTTGAAAACAAAAAAATCTTCAGCGCTGATCATTGATTGGTATGTGGCGTAAGTTAGTGCGCTGCCCTCGCGGTCAATCGTGTTATCGTCAACATAGTCAATATATTCCTTCTGCTCGGTTTGAATTGTCATCACTTGTGTTGGTGTGAAAGTGTCTCCCGAGCCAGCGCTGATCGGGTTGACGTTCAAAACAAAACTGTGATCCTCGGTCACTTCAACGAGCTTGGTCAGTGGCGGTCTGTAAACTGAAGTTGCGGGCCCAACGGGCGCATCAGCATCCCATTCGCTGTAAAACCCGGGAAATGTTACCGCTTCAATCGACACACTTGTGTAATCGGCGGGGGTGGTGCCATAACTTTTTGTGAACCGGCAGAGGCCACCGCCAATGTCCTCTGGTTCAGTGACCTCATAGAGATACAGGGTGAGGTTTGTATATAGTGGATTTGTTCCAGTGCCGGGAACATCGTACCCGGTAATGGATGAGCCAAGATCGGGCAAACCAAACTCAGATTTTTTCTGAACAACAATTTTTTTGACGACAATGGCTGTCCAAACATCCTGCCCCGCTTGAGGAAAAATAGTCGGCAGAGTTTCAATTACATACTCGTCATCCCAATCATTCGAGGCCGAAGGTGCGTCATAAGTTAATGCCATTATCTAACTCCTTATTGGTTCACAAACTTTCCCTTCAACGTGCGGTCAATTGATTTCAAGGTGATGTCCATTGAAGTTAATTTTTGGACAATAGGTTTCAACGCAGTATTCAGTGAGGCAACTGACACGCCAGCGCCCGAGGTTGAGACTTTAGCGCCTGCGCCTGAGCCTCCCCCTCCCAACTTGCCTAGAATTCCACCGAATGCGCCGCCAGCACCCTTGGCGATTTTGCCCGCAAATTTGAGCGCCTTTTCTGCGAGCTTAAAAACGCCGCCAAATATCCCTTTCACGGCTCCGCCCATTCTGTTGAAAGCGGCCAGCATCCCATCTATAACCCTAGTGGCCAGCTCACTGATATATTTGAATGCCCGGGCAAAATCCTTGGTGACTGTTCCGCCAAACAACACTTCATAAACCTTCCGCTTCAGCGCATCAAAAACATCCAACACAGGTTTCATGAAAGTGGTCGCAATTTTTTTGATGAACTTGAAGGCACGGCCCCACACCGCCTGTAATGAATCTATGTGGCCCTGAACTTTGTCAAAAGCTGCCCGCGCAATAGGCGCAATAAATTCAAAAACCTTTGACCACGCGGCCCTGAACTGGCCCAGACGGGCCCTGATAATCGAATACAGCCGATTGACGTTTGTCACGAACACCTCAGCCGATTCACCGGCCATCTTTTTGATGTAATGATATAGTGACCCAAGCGCATTGATCACAGCCGTTGCCACCCGCGTGGCGGTCATCCCAACTTTGCCCGTATGCTGCGCCAGACCGCTTAACACCGGTTCCAGTTTGAGGAGCATGTTCACAACAACCGTTACCGCGCGGAGGAGAAACTTGACGCCCTCAAGCAGTGCGAACAAAACAGCGCCCACAACCTTGAGTGCCCCCGGTAACGCTTGCCCGATAGCTGGGGCCACTTCCGTTAAAACTAGGGCGGCAAATTGGGCAAGAAGCGCATACATCTTCATCATAGCAACAACAAATTCAATGACAGCAACCGCTATTTCCCCAAACGTTTCTTTCAAATAACCAACCACCCTGCCAACTTGCGCGGTGCCTGCTTGGCCGCTTGACATGGTGCCAAACATTTTTTTGAACGCTTCAATCACCTGATCAATAAGAGGGCCCAATGAGTCTCTCACTTCCTTCCATGTTTCAACCAACTTGGCCGCCGCTGCCTGAAGCTCCGGTGAGGATTCACCAAGGAACTTTTTCAGCTTGGCCTTCAAAAAATCCAGAGCCATTCCAAACCCAAATTTCAGCCCGTTCCAAATGTGACCGAACACAACCAGAAGTTGCTCTTTTAGCTTGGTCATGAAAGCGCCCAAGCTCCCGCCGAGATGCGAAAAGCGGCTCTTGATGAATTTTATCAAAACCGCAAACTTTTCCTTGCTCGGGTCGATGATGAAATTGAACGCAGCGGCCAACGATTGAAATATGGCGCGGAAGATTTGGGCAATCTCAGGCGCGAATTTGAATAGTGCCGCTGAGAGCAAATAAAACTTGCCCATCAACCATCCGAAGTATCCAGCAAGCGCTTGGATGCCCGGAATTATTGACGGGCCGAGTCTAATGATTGCCCCGCCAATGTTTTGGATCGTTTTGATAACCATGCTCGCAATCGGCAAAAGGTATTCAATCAGGTTGCCCCACGGCAGATTGCCGAGCATTTTGACAATCGCATCAAAATACGGTTTGATGCCGATCAGCCACACCCGCGCAAATCCTTGCGTGATTGCGGTCCACGGGATTTTGCCTATCATTCCTATAATTTTTTGAACCGCAGGCACCGCTGCCTCAACAAACGGCCTGAGAGCTTTGCCCATGCCAATCATCGCAGTTTTCAACGCCACCAAAACTTTTGCAAATTGGTGTTTCAGTGATGTGGTCATCACATCATAAGCCGCGTTGGTGGCCCCGGCTGAGTTGGCCATCTGGCCCATAATTTCAGTGAATTTTTTCCCACCATCGGCGGTGATGACAAAAGCGGCCTGAAGCGCTTCAACGCTGCCCATCATCGTCTTAAATTCGCTGGTGTCGCCAGCCGCTGCTTGTTTAACAAGCTGCAACGCTTTGAGAAGGCCCCCGGGCTCCTTCATGATCGCAGCCAATTGCTCAGTCGTCACACCTATGCGACCCAAACCGTTAACTAAGGTTGCATTGGGTGCGGTCAGGGCAAGAATAGCCTGCCGAATTTGGGTGGTAGCCACCTTGGTGGGCACACCTTGCGCGGTCATCGCGGCAAGAGCTGAACTAACATCCTGAAATGAAACACCAGCCTGAGCCGCTGCGGGACCGACATTGTAAATGGCAGCAGCCAGCTCACTGAAGGTGGTTTTGCCTGCCTTGATTGTTGTAAAAATAATATCAGAGGCTTCTGAAGCTGTGATGTTTGCTGACCCGTAGGCATTGACAACGCTGGTCAAGAGGTCAACTGCTTCGGCAGTGGTCGCAACGCCTGCTTTGGCTCCTTTGACCGCCACCTCAAGGAAATCAAAAACATTGCCAGGGGGAACACCCGCTGACAGCGCTTGATACAGCGCAGGCACAACTTCCTCGGGCAGCACGCCCATTTTATTTGCCAGCTTCAAAACGTCATCACTCATCTCCCCCATCGCCTGTTTTGAAATTCCCGGGAGCAAGGTGAAAACTTCGAGCATCCCCTGCTCAAAGCTGGCAAACTCCTTCACTGATTTCACGCCAAACGCAGCCAACGCAGCCACAGCAGCGGCCACGCCAGCCGCAACAACGCGGGCAATGGTCGCCATCGTGCTTTTTGCCCAGCTTCTCATTCGGCCAGCCGCACGCGCCAGCCCGCGTTTCATCTTGCTAGAATCAACGCCGATCAATGCGGTGATGGAGAACTTACTGCGCGCCATTTTTTTCCTTTGCTGCCTCTGCCTCTGCGGCCCGCAGGGCTATCAACATTTCATTGCGGGCCGCGTCAGCGCTGGGGCTGAAGGTGGGGTTGGTTTTTTCGCTCAGCCGGGCGGCCATCGCATTTGCCAGAATTGAGGCGCGTTGAATCGGCAGATTCATAATCTCATCATGCGTCCAATGATATTGCGAGGCAAACGCGTCAACCATTTGCGGCAGCCAATTCACATCAATGGGGCCCTCCTCTGAACCGCCGCCGATTGCCTCGGAAATGTCCTGCATATATTCACAAATCAGTTGCGCATACCGGGGCCAATAGATGAAACAATTGTTCCAACAGAATCGCTTGCCGTATTTTTCGCCAACGCGGAAGTCAGGCGAACAAATCCAAAGAAACGCCAACACATCACACCGCTCATGCTGCTCGCCCGTCACAAAAGGTGACTTGATCTGCTCCAGCCACAACATTTTTTCAATTGTCAGGGGCACAATTTCAAAGCGGCCGAGCGGGATTACAACTGGGAGAAACGACAGGGCCACGCGTGCCCTGTCCTGCTCCCTTGCCGCTGCCAACTTTGGTTTGAACTCCTGCCAAACCTCGGCAGGCGTGGGCATGTTAGTTCAGCTTAGCGTACCCAGAAATTGAACACTTGGCATAGTCACCTTGGCTCTGTGCGTCACCCACTTCAGTGATGACATACGTGTCATTGTTTCTTGCGTTCGTCGTCGCTGTAACCAGCTCGTGCCCTAGGCTTGGGTTTGGAGCAGTCGCTGAGGAGTCAGTGCTGTACTGGATCGTCGCTGAAAATTCAACCGGGCTGGGCACAATAGTCCGCCCGATTGCCTCGCCGTTTGAATCGGCAACTTCAGGCACGTTGCTCCCATAAGTGAAACTCATACTTTCACAAATGTAACTGATTGAATTGATAGTGACCGGCGAATCTTGTATGCCGAATGATTGGGTTCCATCACTGGTTATAGCCATTGTTTGATCTTCTCCATTTTTACTTGGTTTGGTTTAGTATCGGGTGTTGCCCGTGACAGTCATCCTCTCGGCGCTGCCTTCTACATATTGCTTATTTGTCACCCATTAGGGCCACGCATCATCACGGATCTCCCACACCAAATCATAATTGAGGGTGCTGACATTCATATCACCGTCAGTTTCATATTCGCACGCGGCAGGCTGTAAATGTTTGACATCATAATATTGCAAGTTGGAGGCGCTCTTGGTCAGGGCTCCGCCGGTTATGGTTGAGGCCGCCGCGCTGGCGGTGGTCAGGACGGTGTCACTGGTAATGCTGGCCACGATGAAAGCGGTGCCGCCAACGGTGATGCTATCGCCAGCGATCAATTCACTTTCAAAGGAGGTGCCCACCCCGGTCAAGGTGCTGGTGCCTGAGCTGATTGATGCGGTGCCGGTCAAACCGCTGCTTGATCCACCACCACCGTACCAGTTTGCGCCGGAGCGCATCAGTGAGGTGCGCATCTTGGAACGATAGGTTGCGTGATCATCTGCCCCGCCGGTTGCGTTGTCGGTGATCAGCCGTGCCTGAAACGTGCCCGCAAATGACCTGTAATCCAAGGTGGTTGGAGAGCCGCCGCCATTGCGCGGAGCGAATGGCTGATTGGCATCCCCCACAAAGAACTGAACCTCAATCCGTGGGGTCACTATGTTGTCCTCAATAACAGTTCGAAAAACATCAATGCCAACATCATCATTGAGGAAAGTGACTGAGGAGGATTCAAAGTGAACCTCAAAATTGTTCAGGTCATCAAGGTCACTGGCAGCCATTAGGGTGTTGCCGCATATCGGCTGATACAAGTCAGGGTCAACATGATTCCTGATGCGTCCGTTGACGTTTCAAAAACCTTGTAATTGGTGCCGCCGGTTGACAGCACCCAGCCTTTGGAGGGATAGGTGCTCACGCCATTTATGTTGATAAAGAACCGCTGATCAATTTCAACCTCCCGGCCGTTCATTTCCACTGTGAACCGTTCACGCAGCTCTTCTCGGGATGCGGTGAACTCAACGCCCACGCTTGAGGTTGGGAGCACGGTGGTCAACGTGGCTTGGCAATCATTGTTAGCCCAATCCAAATCCTCAGACAGCTGCGCAATTGTGTAACTGTTGGGCATGGTTAAGTTAAGAATCCCCCGCCCGCAACGTGGATGCGGACGGGGGCACCTGTATCCCCTTGGCAGTAGAATTAAGCCCCGGTGATTGTCTCCCCAGCGTTGGCGTTGATGATGATTTCATCAACACAATTGCGAACACGCACCACGCTGGCCGGTGGCTGCTCGGTGCGGTACGTCTCACTGACAAACTGGCCGCCGCGCGCATTGTAGGCCAAGGTGCGGCCGATGCCGCCGTTGGTGAACGGCCCGTTGGCAATGCTACAAACATAGAAACTGGTTGTTGGCCAGATCTTGGTGGCACTGCGGGTTTGACCCTTCATGGCGGAGTTGTATTGGCTCTTGCAGATGATAACATCATCAACACCCAGCACCCTCGCAACTTGATCTGTTGCCCAAGCAAAGGTGCCTGAACCATTAATCAAGTTGCGCATATCGTCAGTTTGGACCATTTCCTGATACAGACTCGCCTCAATGACTAGGTTGATCCCCCTGAAGATGCCGTTGGCATTCAAGCGCATCACAGCATTGTTGATGTCAGCGATTGGGGTGGCAGTGCTGGCTGCGCTCATGGCTGCGGTTGCGGCGGTTGAGTTGAAACTTGAGCCGCTCAGCGCAGTTGCAACACGCAATTCATGGCCCACAATTAGGTCGTCAGCCAGTTGATTGGCTGCGACAGTGGCGATGTCCAAAAGGGCATCCGTTTGGGAGTTGGCAATGTCCAGATCATCCAGACTATTCTCAACTCCATATTCAACACACTCAAATGACGCTGACTCATACTCGCCGCTTGCGGTGGCAAAGTTGCTGCCCGGTGCCCGAGGTTTGCTGATGTCGTTGTCAAACTGGTTGCCCTTGATTAATACATACTTGCCTGTCTGGGTGTCGGTCCCCTGAACAGGTAAAATGCGTTGGCCGACAAACTCTTGACGGTCAACTTCATTGACGGCCTGATTGATGATCGGGTTGAAACTTGCGCTTGATGATGCAAATACACTCATTTTTTTATTCCGTTATGCTAAGAATGTTTGGTGTGGAAGGAGTTCAATCACATCTCCATCAGCCGATGAAGCCTGAAGGGCAACTCCAATTTTGGTATTGCTGGAGTCAGTGCCCACTTTGCCAGAGCCATCAATGTAACATGTAGCAGCTACGGCAATTGTGTTGCCTCCCGCCAGCACTTGAATTGTGCCGCCAGCGTTCAATAATTGGACGTTGCCGAATGCTGACGCGGCTACATCTTCAGTTGTTACTCCAATGATTTGCTCAGTGGCATTGTCGCCGCTTGCGGCGATTGTTCCGCTGGAGTCCAGTGTCACCAGACTGTATGCGGATATAGCAACGGCTGTAGCTTGGAAGCTGCGGCCGCTGGCTTGGCTTGTTGTTGATCCCATTTGTTTTAGTTATTTTTTTGAGCCATATCCCACAGCTCAGGGTTGGTTTTTGACACCTCAATCACCGCCGCTGAGCGGCAAGAATTTGGGTGGGTTGATAAATATTTTTCAATCATGGCTGAGATGATTTCCTGTTTGGTTTTGGGTTGCTCGCCGGTGGCTGAATCCTTGATGGGTGAGGTGCCGGTGTGAAGTTTGGTCAGTTCATCAACCCGCGCCTTGAGTTCCGCCATTTCTTTTTCTTCAGGTGTTGCGGCACCCTCTTCACGTTTGTCAGGCACGCCGGTCATGTCCATGACCTCACGCAATCGGTTGATTGCGTTTTCAATGTGTGAATAAACCTCCTCAACCGCAGCACGCATTCTCTCCTGATATTCGTCGTCAGGCTCTTCAAGCTCATCGGCCTCGGGCTCTTTTGACTCCTCCTCCTCCTCAACTGTTTCACCCTCCTCCTCCTCAGCAATCTCATCATCCTCGCCGCGTTCTTCATCCTCACGGTCCTCCTCATCTTCCTCAGCCAGAGCTTTTTTCGTTTTGGCCTTGGTTTTTTTCTTTTCAGGCGCGGCAGCTTTTTTCTCCCCCTCCTGAGCGGCTGCTTCATGCGCGGCAGAAGCCGATTCGTTTGAGGCGCCCAGCTCTTCAAAGACCTCCTCAGTCACGGGCTCGGCGGGCGGTTTGGTTTCGGTTGTCGTCAAGTTCATGTCTATACCCTTGGTTGATTTGTCACCCATTTCACTGAACAAAGCCCCATTTGCCGCGGGTGTATCGACAAAATCGGCGGAGGTTATTTTGAGCGGGCGCACGGTTGGATATTCAAACCGGGCATTTTCGGGTTGCTCCATTCCCATCTCCATTGATTCCTCAGTTCCATCAGACATCTCCCAGAACAGATGGCCTTCAAAAACAATCGACACGCCAAAGGTTTCCGGGGCCACTTCAGCTATTTCAAACAGACGGTCAAACTTTTCCCGGTCATATTTTTTGAATGAATCCAGTGCGGTGAATTTTCCTGCGCGGATTTGGTCGCCATCACGGTAAAATCGGGAGAAATAACCCGCCTCAGTCAAAAGCCGGTCGCCGGTGGCCCCATCGTGGCTCAAATAGGCAGGCAGAGTTTTGCCGAGCAATAGTGTGATTGATGATTCCAATGTCTTTTGGCTGATCATCATCCGGTGCCCCTTTGCTTCACCAACCGTCAGGATGCTGATGTCTTTGATAGTCCCGGCCTGATAATCCACGGACCCTGTTGACTCAGACAAAGTAAATGCGGTGAACTTTTCCAGCGGTTCCGGGTCATCATCTTTTGCGTATTGCGAACGGCAAACCGCTGCCCGTTGTTTTTGATCAGGATACTCCTCAACCATTACATCATCACCCATACAGCGCCCGAGAAAGTCGGCGTTGCTTTCTTTGGTTTTTGGCTCAGGCAAAGGCATTATTTGCTTTTCTTTTCTGGTGTTGCCTTGGGTTTGCTGGTGTTGCCCTTATCATTCAAGCGCTCGGCAAACCGTTGCTCTTCACTGGTCAACTCGGCTTTTTTCTTTGGAGTTGGGTTGTCCATGTAATCCCAGAATTTTTTTCTCATAATATTATTCAGTTGTGGTTGGTTCTGTATCTTCATCGGGGGGTCTGCCTCCACCCGTGGGGGGTCTTGGCTCCAGCCCTAACAATTCAGCAAAATTGACGTTTGCGCTGGTATTGACTTGATTGAACAGCTCCCGATAGCTGTCCACGCCAAATTCAGCGGCCACTTGTTTTGCGTCAGCTATGTTTTGAGCTTTGCGGCGGAGTATATTGAGCGCTGAATCGCCAAATGAACTGGCAACGTCATCCAAGCTCATCGCGCCAAGCGCAACATAACGCAAATCAGAATCCACTTGGGCGCTGCGATTGATCCACCTGAAGCGTGGGGGTTGAAACCTGACCTGAAAGGGGTCCGCAACTTCCGGGGGCACGCTCAACTCGCCGTCAGCAACCCATTTGGCGACCCGCCAGCGGTAAATTTTCTTCATGACATCAATGAGGCAATGCTGTTCCTCCTCCACCTGAGCCTGATATTGCATGACAACCCCTTGAGATGCGCTGAATGAAGATCCGCCAATGTCGCCCAGCAAAAACTCATAGGGGATGCCGATTGCCGCGCCAACCTTGCGCAATTCAAAAGCAAGCCACTCGATGCCGTCAACATTCGGGCGGCCATTCGCGGCAATGGTTGAAATATCCTCGCCCGGTTCAAGATAATGAAACGTGCCGGGCTCAAAATTTTCAAGGCGGCCAACTGTATCCTGATCGCTGGCAGCTTCCCGGTTTGCCAGCTCAAAGCTGACTGCGTTTTCCCTCTTGATCACTGCTGACAGGCTGGCTGAAACCTTGGCCGCAATCATTTCAATTTCCTCGTATTCAGAAACATCCATCAGCGTATTAACACAAGGGGCCAGAGTAGGAACGCCGCGCCACTGGCTTGGGCGCTGGCGTTTCATGTACAGCAGAAAGTCACGTGCGGGGACCGTGTGAACGTCCGTCAATGTTCCATTCACCCGTTTGCCAACTTGATATTCAACGGGTCGGCCATAATCATCAACAATCACCCCGTTTTTGTCGGCGTCATCTTCATTGAATCCTCCCACGCCCATCGGTGAGCCAATGTTTGATCCTTCAAAGATTTGAAGCAACCCGTTGGACCCGTACAAAATACCGATGTCACCAAAGAAAAGAGGCGCATCAACAATTTCCTGCTGAACACTTTTCATGTTCATCATGCCGGTCACTTCAGGCGCTTCAGCCCATTGCTGCCACAGCTCAAGCACGCGCTCATTGAAATCCTCCCCCGGTGTGGCGGGTTGGGGTTTGAGTCCTGAGCCGACAACATCAGTGCGCTTCAGCCGGGAAATGCTCTTCACGATCGGGTTATTGCGCTTCATGTTGAGCAGATTGCCGACAAGCTCGTCACGGTCATAGGGTGGCAGCTCAATATTCTCATCCCTGATTGGATGAAACCCCTTGTTGCGGCGGTATCGGTCCGACACTACCGCGTCATAACCGAACAATATGCGGCTGGCGGTTTTGACTCTGCTCCAAAGATTTACTTCCATGATTCAAAGTCGACCCGGTTTTTGCCGTATGCTTTATACGTTGTGGACAGCATTAATATCTGGCGGTCAAGCGTGACGATTTCTTCCCATAATTCTGCCCGCGATGAATAGCTGAAGGTGCGGTCACCAAGGCTGTATGATGACGCTGGATTGGTGCTGATATTGGTATATGCGGTGACTAGATTGTCACGCAGGGTGATCAGGGTTGCTTGACTGATTCTCTCGGCCATTCATAAATGGGTGATTTGTCACCCATTCAGTCGGCCAGATAGATGTTTGGATAATTTCTGACCTCCTCTTTTGCGTTGTCAAAAGTCTTTTTGCGGACGTGGGTTTCATAAGATTTGATGCGGCCAGCCATCGCTGACCTGATCGCAAACACCCCGCGCGCAGATTTGTTCAGGCAACAGTTTGCGCCGTTGAACACCTCCACATAAAACGTGAAGCGCTTTTTCTTTTGCTGGCCGTTTTCAGTTGAGTCATGGCCATAGCTTCCACCTTGGGATTGAATAGCTTTCCACATCACAGATTTTTTCTTGAACCTACTCGTGGGCAATTTGGCTTTCATAGCGATCAAAAACCAAGTTGCCGCGCCTGAATAACGCCGCGCCAAGGCTTGGTCTTCAAAAAACTTCAGCTTGTTTTTGAGGCGCTGCCAAACCGGCTCTGGATAGTAATAACTCGTGTTGTAAAATTTGCCGTCCATTTTGATTCCTTCCACAAGATCCGGGCTTTGTTCGGTCCTGCTCCCTTTGACTGCGCCCTTTGGGACTGACTTTTTGTAGCGGCCGCGGGCTCCCTTCTCTTGATATTCTGCGGGCAGATCTTTTCGCTGTCGTGATCGGATTTTGTACTTGGATCTGATCTTGGTGACTGACGCTGCTTTGGTTTCTTGGGCAGCTTTTGAGAGTATTGAGGCAGCTTCACCTTTGACGACCTTGCTGAAGGCCATGCCGGTCATTGAGTTGGCCAGCTTGCCCAAATACTCGTTGAACTCAGCAACGACAATTTTATTGGTCGGGGCTATGGGCATGATGTCTCTACCTTTAGCTGATTTGTCACCATCACCATATTGATTTTCCCCGCGGAGGTTTCCGGGCTTGGGGCTTGGCCTTGTCCGTGGCGGCCAGATCCCGGCCGTGACGGATAACAGCGCCACCCAGACCGAACACGTGACTGAGACACAAGATGTAAGTTTCACAGTCCCAATAATGGTCTTGCCGGTGGCCTTCAACTACCCATTCCCACTTTACTTTTCCGCGCCGGTCAGTTGTTTCTTTGTGATTGGTGCTGAGCATCTGTCGCACATAGTCCGGGTCCGTGTCTTTGTACGTGAACCAATTCAGATTGGTGCCGTTGCGCCGTTTCAATAATTCACCCTGCCAAACATCCTTATTGATGTTCAAAAGATTGATGACCTGTTTGTTGTTCCTCCGGTCTTTGGTTGGGTTGTTTGGGTCCACATCGGTCATTTTGTAGGGGTGTTGAAGCCGGTCCCAGCCTTTGCAACCAAACCAGAACGGCCGCCGGGCATTGATTTCCTGATACATCTCATGGGTGCGGTATCCAGTATCAATTACGCCATACGCACACTCATACTCCGCCGCCACCGCCGTCAGATCATCAAAAGCAGGGGCCGTGCCGTGGTCCACCAGCCAGCTTTTCCCATCGCGGTCAAATCCGCGCACAACCCAATAAAATATTGAGCGCTGAACATCCACGCCAACAATCCTGTATTCACCTTTCAGTTCCCCGCGTTTGTAATCCTTCTCAACCACCTTGAATTTTTCAGGGTCAATTGCCCCGTCCCCGGGCCGATATGGTTCAGCTAACCAGCCATTGACAAAGGCCTGCATTGCTCCCGGGGCTGCTTTTGCCTTGAGATATTCAACCGCAACGCGGCCGAAGGTTATGATTGGGCTGTAAATTGAGTTGAGATGATAGGACCGGAAACCAAGCTCACTGCTGCTGCTGGTTGCTTCCCATTTCCCTTTTCGCAGCATTTTGATTTTGTCGGTGTCCTTGATCTTTTTGCCGCATTTTTCGCAGACATAAAACGCGGTCTGTTGGACCAGAGCCAAGTCATGTTCTGATGCTGAAAGATTGGCCTTGGTGCTCCATGATATGTTCAGCTCACCGTCATCGTTTTTGAGCCTGAACAAAATCCGGTTTTTGCATTTGGGGCAAGGCATCATGAACCTCCGCCGGTCACCTTCATGAAACTCCTGCCAGATGCCGCCGCGTTCAGTCACCGGCGTTGAGCTTTGAAGCACTTTGTAATCGTGCATACCCTTCACCCTGTCCATACATTCACGCCGGGTCCGCTCGTCAATCACG